GGCGCTGTTGGCATCGGGGGTTGGGAAGATGATTTGGAACGTGTCGTTATTGACAGTTTTGTCTGAACCAAAGTCCAAAACTGCAACGGATGGTTTTCCTGCAACAGTGTCGTTGTAAATCAATGCGCCGCGGGCAGTAAATGTTGCGTTTGTCCAGCTTGTGTTGTTGAACGAAATGTAGGCTGTTGGCACACTGCTCGCGTTATTGCCTGATGTCGGGGACGTAGAAATCACAAGCGTGTTTCCACCAGCGGTGTATCCTGTACCAACTACTTCACCACTTGTTGTGTATGCCGTAGTTGTCGGGCCGATACTGGCCGCGCCGGTATACAACGCCACTTTAAATGTGTCAGGCGATGTTGGGCCAAAGTTATGGACTGCTTGGAGCAGCTCAACTTTAAAGCTTGTGGTTGCTGTTTGTGCAATCGACATATCAAGTTACCTTTTGGCGGAATTGGCCAGAACGATAAGCGTCTTGACGCTCCATACCATCGCCCAAACGTTTTGCCAGTGCAAGCGCTTCCATGAACTTCTGGTTGTATAAACCCATCATGTCCTGCTCGCCCTTCATGTAGGTGTATGCTTCAACCAAAGAGCCATACAACAGTACCGAATCAAAGTTGTCGCCAAGCCAAGTTGTGTTTGCCGTAACGATAGACTGGGGATAGTAGTAATAGTGCAATTCAACGTCGTACGTTGCATCGGGCGTAGGGCCAAGAATAAACGTCAATTCGTTAACGTCGTTACTTTGCGCTCCGAACAAAGCATAATACTTTGGTATACCTTTGTCTTCGTTGGGGTTTGGGTATGACTGACGAATAAAGTTAACGTCTTTGTTCAGCAAATACTCATACGCGCCAGTAGCGTCAACGGCAGCAATTGAGTAGACCGCCAAGAAATCGTTGGGACATCCCAGATACTTGTTGTTTGCAGACGTAGACCCTGTCACATTCTTGCGAAGTGACGGGAACTGGACGGAGTTGTAAATACGCTGCTCAGCTTGCTGAACGAACACGGGTATCTCAGCGATGAAGTTCGCTTCGGTATTTTCCGTATACGCCTGAATAGCGTCACTGAGCTGCGTGTAGTTCATGCCATTGGGCCTCGTGCCATGACACCTTTAGTCGCAGCACCCGTGCCACGAATCTTGATGCCAGAAGTCTTGACGCCGGGATAGTCATTGCTGTGGCTATTTGCCACAGAGACGTTGGCGTCTCTCATGTACTTCTTGTTGTTGCTCACGCCAGCAGGCTGGATGGGAGCAGACTTAGGTTGTTTGTACTCAGCCATATTAGCCTCCGCGACCAACAGAACGCTGGTTCATTACCTTGGCCATATTGCGGCCATACTTCAGCATGTCGCTGTTGGTTTTACCGCCAGCGCGAAGCTTGGTCAAAGGTTGACCGGGGTGCTTGGCTTTCTCATGTTTTGCCACAGCAGCCTTAATCATCTTCTTGTCTTGGGCTAAATCTTTCTTGTCCATGTCAGACTCCTATCTGTATCGTTACTGTACCAACTTGCGCCGCTAATGCCAAGTAATTTAGCGTTAAAGCAGCATCAAAACTTCTTGCACCGCCAACAGGGTTCCATCCCCACTGGTACACCCTACTACCTTCAGATGGCAGACCTGCCGCATCTTGAGCCGTACTGTTGGTCAACACAATCTGCAAGCCTGTATTACCAGACTGGTAGTAGCTCGTGTCAGGACGCGGATCGCGCAAGCCTTGTGGATCATCCACTGGGTACATACCCAATTGCAACTGCGGCTGGTCAGGATCCCAACATGTCTTGCAAACCAAGAGATTGTAGTTCTTGGTTTTGATAATTTCTTTGCGCAGCTCAGTCAGCTTAAATTGAAAGCCGCAGCGATCGCATATCGAGATCGCATTCTTGCCTGACGCAAACCGGTTCCCCATTTACGTACCGCTTCCAATGAACATCTGACGGGGCACAAAGCGCACAGCCGCCTTCTCTTGGTCTTCACCTGCGGCGCGGTCCCAAGCCTCGTCATATTGCTGCTTCAGCACGTCCAAACGCTGCAAACCCTCAGGCACTTTCAAAGCAATGTAGTAAGCCAAGCCCGCAGCCAAGCAAGGCACAAAACGGAACGGCACATCCATGGTCTTCGTACCGCCTCCAGCGTCTTGAATACGGCGCATGCGCCAGTACACAAACTGATATGTTGTGCCGGGGTTAGGTGTCGGCCACACAGTGATGCTGTTCTTTTGGACCAAGCTCATGGCCGCACCGGTGTTGTGCTGTACAGCAGTAGTGCCGTCCTGCCCACGTGTGCAGTTGTACAGGTACGCTGGAGTACTGTCGGTAGCTGGCGCAGTCTCGTTATAGCCAATCAGCTCCGAGCCAATCTGAATGAAGCCTGCGGTGGGAATGCCCGCCAAAGACGTCACAGGAATTGTTGTGGCAGTAGCAGAAATCGTAGCTTGTACAGTTCCTGCCAAAGCATTTGACCCGCCACTTAAACGCTGCACCCAAACCTGAATAGGACGGCCTTGGATCAGTTTGTTTGGGATCGTGGCATACGTGGACACGCTGATACGCGTAATCGTCAGGTCGGCCTGATTTGTGGGCACGTTGGCGCTAGTACGAATGACGTGGTCAAGCAAGTCAACTGTGTCGTCTGGAAGCGCGTAGGTAGGTTGGCCAGTCACAAGCGTGATGGTGTTCTGCTCGAACGTCCACATGTTCACGCCGCGGTTTGCCCAGTCAGCAAACAAAAGATTCAATGAGCGACGGGCAGTGCGCAAGTCATAGCCCGTGCGAAGTTCAGAACCCGCCCGTTCAAAAGCCTCCTCAACCATGTCGTTAAGGTCAAGATTGAAAGCGGTGAGTCCTGAAGTCGTCATTTTTTCTTCGCAGTCTTAGCAGAGTTCAAGAACGCTTGTTTAGTTGGCGCGCCTTTGCTACCAACTCGGCGCATTTTTTCGCCAGAGCCTTCAGCGATTCTTTTACGCTTTGCATTGATATTGTCATACAGTCCTACCTTTCCGCCAGCGGCGTATTGGGTAAAGTCAGTATCGTCCCGCCGGGCTTTTTTGACGCCCTTGGGCATTTTTGAGGGGGAAATATCCCCCATGCCACGGCTGGCCATCATGATTTACTTCTTGCCCTTGGCCATGCCACCACCGCACATTCCGTTGCCGGATGATACTTTGGTGCCGAGCACTTTGCCGCCGGACATAGAAACCATCGTACCTTTGGTTTTGCCTTTAGAAGCAATACCATCACGGCTAGGAGCCGCTGTACGCACTGAACCCATTTTGGCAGTAGTGATGCCGTTGTTTTTTGTAGCCATGATTTTTCCACCTTCTTTGAAAAAAGCCATTTTCCCGTGATCGGTTTTAGGCTTGTTGATTTTCTGGATGTCCGTGCGACCGCCAGAGCCAAACTTCTTACCTTTGTCGGCTTGGAGGAAGTCCTCGCCAACACTGGATTTGATTCCAACCTTCTTGGCAAACGCAGGACTGTGCGCTATCGCTGCCATAAAGTTGTGTTGCTTTTTGCTAACCGAGGGCACTTCGTTGCTCCTTCATAAAAGCGTCAAGCTTTTCATCCAGCCGGTCTAACCGCTGAAGTACGCGATTGATGTCGCCATGAACATCTGCCTTGGTCACGTACTCTTTGGCAATTTCTTCCCGAGTACGATTCAACAGAATTTGAATGCGCTTCTGCTCGTCCATGACGGACTTGACCCAAAAAAGGATCAGTGCCGAAATGAAAGACAGGGCAGTGTTCCACAGCATCATCTCCATTTGCTCAACCTCAGCAATTCCAAGCCCGAAGGCTCTTGTTTATACGGGAGTTCGGGTCTTTTTTGGCCTTCTCTCCTGTCAGCTTCTTCTTCATGCCCTCCATACGGGCGCAGAAAGAGTCGCGGCGTTTGCCGCCCTCGGGCTGTGGGGCTTTCAGTCCCGGCTTGCCGGGATTTGCCTTGTTGTACGAGGCCCGTCCCTTGGCATTCAAGCCACCCTTCGGGTTTTTTCCCTCTTTGCGCGTCCATGCTGGGGTCTTAGCCATAGAACACCGTGATAGCGGCTACGTTTGTCAATACGGCATAGGGCAGCGTTGTAAAACGCACACCTTCACCGGGGATCAAAATGTAGGTAGGGTTCGCAGTGGCTGCAGCCGGGGTAGCAATCTTGATAAGAGATGTGCCGCCGTTGCCGTCAGTCAACTCCAGCGTACCCGCGCTTGCGCCGGAGTACACATAAATAGCTTTGACACGCGTTGGCTGGTTTAGTACCGCGCCACTAGCGTCAAGATACGTCGACCGTACGTCATATTGCATCGTCATAATCAATCTCCTTTAAATCGGGGCAAGCCCCAAAGATCAATTAGGCGGGGGTGATGGTAGTTGTACCGTCAGACGAATCAATCCATGTGCTAGCAGCCAAAGCGCCTTGAGCAACGTAGAAAGTCTTGGTAGTTGTGTTGTACAACGTAGTACCCAAAGCTTTACCAGAAGTGTTTACTGCGTTAGCAATAGCACCCAGAGCAGTGGAAGTTGTAGTTGTGGAGGTCAAAGTGCCGGTCACATTACCGGTTGTATTGCCAGTGACTGCACCAATAAAGCCGTTTGTGGACGTTACTGGGCCGGAGAACGTGGTTGATGCCATGATAGTTCCTTACATACAAGTGGGGCACATTAGTCTGTATGTCGTCAGCCGGGACTGTCTAATGCACCGGATAACCCCGGAGTGATTGCAATATACACCAAATAAAAAACACATGCAACAAATAAAAAGGGCCCCCGAAGGAGCCCTTTCTACGGCCGGGAACCCCCAACCCTTTTACAAACGCATTAAGCGCCTGCAGAACCCCACATACCGAGAGGATCAGACCAGCCGAAGCTATAACGCTCGCGGGCTTTGTAACGAACGTTACCTGTATCGAAGTCACCGTCCATGCTGTTTTGCAAGGCGATACGCTCGAAGTGCTTCATGCCGTTTGGCACGTCGGTAATCAAATACCAGCCGTTCACGTCGGTCAAGAAGTGGTTAACAGTGTAACCTTCAGGGATTGCACCCATCTGCTTCAACGCGTTGATGTCGTTGTCAGCAGTTGCAACACGCAACTCTGTGTCCAACAGGCGCTTGGCCGTGAACATCAGTGATGGAGGAACAATCATCTTACGGGGCTTGGCGGCGATCAACAGACCGCGCTCATCTGTCCACGCAGCGATTTGAATCACAGCGTTTTCCAATGAGGTTTCGTTCAAGTCAACACCAGTTGTTGGGCTGTTGTAGTTCACGCCACCGTTAACGAGTGGGTGACCAACGCGAGCGCTGGAAGAGTTAACACCGAACAAAGAAACGCCGTCACCGCCCAAGTATGAACCGCTGAAGCCGTTGTTGATAACGGAAGCAGCTTTAACTTGCTTGGTGTAAGCCATAGCACGGGCCAAAGACTTTGTGTAGCGAGCAGACAAGCTGTCGTACAAGTTATCTTCCACAGCTTCTTCCGTGATGGAGAAACCGAGGGCGATAGTCTCGTGGTTGTAACGTGCTGTGAAGGCTTCCTGCGCATTGTCATAAGCAATGGCTTGGCCCTCGTTCTTGACTGGAGCAGAACCAAAGCCAGCCAGCTTTGTTTCTTCTTCGAAGCTACGCTCAGATTTCTCTGTTTCGTAGATTTCTTTGTGCTCTTCGCCGTA